AATAAAATCCTCTAATGACTTTATCATGTAATGATATGATCTATCTGTTTCTTGCCCTGCACCATAACGATTTCGGCTTTCCATATAACGTCCATATTCGCCTGACATTCTATCTAGGTATTCATCACCACGATACCTTATATCACGTCCTTGCACGCCATAATTTCCACGTCCGTATTCCATGCCTCTTCCGTATGTATCGTATCCTGGTGTCCTACCCATATAATTTCCGTACATATTTTTATCCTCCTTTGCCATATGATTTATTTTACTTAATTTATATAAGTATTCTATATTGTTTGGTGATATATCACCTTCTAATATTTGATTTATTGAGCCTGTTGTCTTTTCAATTAGTTTTTCTTCCATAATTACCTCCTTCCTTTAAAAGATTAATTATTTCATCGTTTTGCTTTATTATTTTTTTTAGATAATGTTCATCTTGGTTGCACAATTCTTGCATTAAATCTGCATTATTAAAGTCTTTTATTAGCAAAATAACACTATACAATTGCAAAATTAATGACTTAATATCTAAATTGTTATTCATTAGCTGTCTCTTTTAATATTAAATGTAGCATTTGTAATAATAGGTATTTCGGTTGTAATTGGCGTTGTTGGTGTAGTTGGTGTTATTACACTTGGCACACTAGCTACTGTTATATTTGATGTGCCTCTTGGACATACTCTTAATTTTTTGTTAAATGAAATTGTTTCATAGTCATCTGCTGCTGCAAGTGTAACTGCTCTTACTGTATCTGGTATTAATACACCATCTTCATATAATCCTATTGCCACTACTCCAGCTGTTGCACTACTTACTGAAGCACTAAAATTAATATCATAATATCCTGTATAACCATTTCCAAATATTTTAAATATTGGATTGCCATCTTGATAATCTAACCATCCACCATTGCAACAATATGCACACCTCGTTCTTACATCTGTTGCATCAAATACTATAGGGCTTGAATTACTTGACAATACTAATGGTTCGTTTATTAATGTTTGTATCATTTCTTTCTCCTTTCTAAAAAAATAAGGATAGAACTTGTCTATCCTATAAAATTGCAAGTTCTCGTATTCGAGCTAGTAGTTTTCTACTTCATGCTTAAATTAAGCCTGTTGAAAAGTTTCCACATCCACATCCGTTATTGTTTGGACAAGTGAATATTGGCGTACGTCCATATACAGGCGTACTTGGCACAGGGCAATTGCTTAATCTGTTGTACAATGCGTCTACTTCATCAGCAAATCCTTTTGAAATGAATGCATTTTGTGCTGTTTGGCTTGCTTGACCTCTTGCATATAAAAGCTCTTGTCTTAATTGTGAAATAGTATCATTCTTTTCATCGATCTTATCATTGCAAATTTGATCCTTAATTGATTGAATACCACCTGTTATTGCATTTAATAATGTTTGTGTGTTTTGTGTATCGCTTGTTCTAGTTGCACACGCTTCTCTTGCAATATCAGAACCTAAATTTGCAATACCTAGTCTATTATCTGCACTTGCTGTTGATAATTGTTGACTTAAAGCAAAATTTTGATTCATGTCAGCCATTTGACGATTACTTGCTGCTATTTCAGCATTAAAAAATCCATTATTAATAGTTTGGCTCATGTCAGCACAACAATTGCATAATTGATTAGATAATCCATAAATTCCATCTCTTACGCCTTCAAGTTGGTTGCTTAAATGCAATGTATCAAATCCATTGTTGGTATTTTGCATGATTTCTTTTTGTCCATTAGACAACCATGCATATCCGTTATCAAAACTATTTCCATTAAAGAAACCACCATTGCCATTTCCCCAATTTCCACTAAATGCTAAAAGTAGCAATAAGATTATCCAGCCATCGCCACCTAAAAAGCCATTATTGCCATATCCTCCACCAAATCCCCCCATTGCTGGATAAATTGGATAAGGATAAAAACCATTGCCATTGTTGGTTGCTAATTCCACTGTTGGTTGAATACCATTATTCATAAGATCCTCCTTTCTATAATTTTTATATCAATGCTATTTTGCATTAATACCATATTTGCTTAATTGTTCATCAGTTATTCCAAAACCCTTGGCAAATTGCCTAAATTGTTTTAATTGTTCGGGCTTATAATTGCCTATCATATTATTTATAATTTCTTTTGGATCATTTTGATTTTTTTGAAAATTTTGAAACATTTGAAACATTTGAGGATTCTTTGCTTTCATTTGTGTCTGTAATTGGTTCATTAATAGTTGCATCGGATTCATTTTTCATCATTCCTTTCTTTAACTCTTCAATTTGTGCTATTAAAAAATCTATTTTTATGTCTTTATCATCTTTTTGTAGTATTTCATTTAATTCATAAGTTTTAATTTCATTTTTGTTATTTTTTATCCATACTACCGACATATCTTTACTAAAGAATGGTGTATCCATATATACTATTTCCTTATTTACCTCATCATAAGAATTTGCATATCGCATACTACTTTGATGCGTTGGTGCTAATTGAAACGTTTGATTAATGCTTGGTTGCTGATTATTTTTCATTTGATCTTTCATTTGTTGTAATTGTGCGATTTGTCCGTCTATTCTTTCAGCTAAACTTTGTTGATTAAAATATGCATTATTATACATATTGCCTCCTAAATAAAAAAAGGGAGAATTTAATTGGCGTTTTAAACACAATTTTTCTCTCCTTTCAAGTATAGATTAATATATATAATAAGTTTGAAAATGCAAAAAAAGAGCAAAAAAAAGATTAGTTTATTAAACTAATCATCTTTGATATTTCCATTTGTAAATAATTATTATAAAGTTGTTTGATTTTCTTGATCTCATATTTTAAGGTTCTTTCACTTACACCTATTTCTAGGCTCATTTTTACTATTGTGTCTTTATTAATCATCATATTTAATATTCGCTTCTGTTCATCTGTTAATTTAACCTTATTTACAAAATCATCATATAATGCTTTTATTCGCAGCTTTTCAATCATTTCCCCACCTCGTGTAGTTATAATACACAAATTGTGTAAAATACACGTGCAAAGAAAGGGCAAATAATTGCAATTTATCGCAAATTATCGCAATTTTGTTTTCTTATAAAAACTTACGTATTCGCAAGTATATATCTTTTTTTCGATAGCTTATTGTTCTTTTTGAATATCCTGTCTTATACATAATCTCTTTTAATGGTTCACCATTTAAGCATAGATCAAGTATTGTTTTTTCTTTTTTACTTTCTTTTAATATACCTTGCCTCATTATGTATTCATATGTTTCTTTTGGCATATCGTAATAATAATGTTCTTTCATACTTACCCCCATCAAGTTGCGTATTATAGCATATAATAAAAAAAAGTCAAAAAAAAAAGAGCATATTTCTATGCTCATGTAAAGATTTTTTTGCCTAGAAAGGCAAATTTATTATACCAAATAAATTATTTTTTTGCAACAAAAAAAGGAGCACTATTTTGTGCTCCCTACTTTTTCCTTTAAAACCTTAACTTCCCCTTCAACTTTATACATCCTATCTATTAGGTTGTTATGTGCGTGTACTTTTTCATCTAATTCGTTAATTCTATACAAAACTAGATCATTGTTTTTCTTATTGGCTGATATGGTTGCTATAATTGATGGAATTGCTACACATAAACCACTAATAACGGCGACTATTATTTGTTCCATCTTCTACCTCTTTTCTATTCATCTTTTTTTCATGTTCATTAGCTAGTTTTATTAAAAATGGTTGCCACTTCTTTTTATTGGAATGCACCATTTGATGACATTTTAAACATAGCCTTATTATATTTCCAAAATATGTATGCCTTCCACAACTGCCATATCTAATGTGATGAATTTGTAAATAGTTTGTGCTGCCACATAGCATACAATATGGTTCTTCATCTGCTATTGTTTTATAAATTTCTTTTTCTATCATTCGGTTAATGCCTTATATGTTGCTTTTCCTACAATACCATCGATACCCAAATGTTTATTTTTTTGAAATGATTTAACTGCCTTTAACGTATCATTTCCAAAATGACCATCTATTTCATATTTTCCAACGGAATATCCCAATTCTAATAGTCTTGTTTGAAGCCACTTAACCATTATTTCAGCTTTTATTCCTTTTTTCAAATTGTGTTTACTGCAAGCAGCCGTTGTTAATGATCCGAAATGTCCATCTACAGCTAATCCACAATTCCATTGCTCATTTAATTTTCTTTGCAATATTGCTACTTGATTTGTTGGCATTGGCTCATCCGTATAATCAATGTATTTTAATTTGCCATGATACGTCCATTTTAAATTTGTTTTACCTTTGTAGCTTCTGATTCCTTTACTATTTATATCGCTTATCATTGCTTTTCTTACGCCCCAGCCTGTTGTATCCTCGAATACTTTGCCATTGCCTAAATAAATGCCCGTATGATTGTGTTTTGTACCTTTCATGCATAAATATTCACCTGGCACTAAATGCTCGAAATTTTGGCTTACATCGGTGCATAAATCTAACGCTCCATTACACGTGAAATCTTTTACGCCATTTGATGCATATACTGTGCCACCGCGTGTTAGTTTCTTGTCTGCTTTAAAACCCCATAAAATACATTTAACGGATAATACACAATCAAATTGCCATTTACCTGCACTATTTAATTTACTCCAATTTTTGCCAGAATAATACACGTTTGGAACGTCATTTACTAGCCATTTTAATTTTTCTATAAATTGTTTACTTGTCATTACCTTACTCATAAGCTCTCCTCATATTCGTCTACGGTCTTTACGTTATTTAAAGACGCAAATTTGTTTTTTACCCATGTTTTAACAATATCATTTTTTACGATAACTAAACAATTATCTGGAATATATTTAAGCATATTTTGACTACTTGTAACATTGGCATTATCAAACGTTCTTATGTCAATTTTTGTTGCATTATTACAATAATAAAACATATTTGTAACGTCCGTTACGTTTCCTAAATCTATTGTAGACAAATCAAATTCCGTAACGCTTCTACATGAATTAAACATATAAGAACAATTCCCTATTGTAACTCCTGCTGCTGTTGTTAATTTTGGTATTGTTGTTCCTGTGTATCCTGCAAACATATACGAACATCCATTACTTGCTATCGTCATGTTTTCAGGTAGTTTTTTTATTAGATTTTTCCATCCTGGAAGTGATGATGTTCCACTTGATATTTCGGTGTTAATATATTCGCTTATATCAGCACCACCACCTTTACTTATTTCGCCTTGTGTTGTCATTGTTGCTATATTAGAGAAAGTTGTGCCTTCATCTAATTGTAGTGTATTGACAATCGTATCCAAATCATTTTGAAGGCTTTCTAAATAATCAGCTGTTGTATAGTTCATTCTATTCACCTCCGCCTGGAGTTGTCATCGTTGCTAGTACTGCATTAATGTTTCCTACTGCTGCAGCAATGCTATCATCAACATATTTTTTTGACGTTAATTGATTGTTGTTAGAATATACTCTTGCAGTTGTTAATTCTGGAATTGCATCGAATTTTTTTGTACCGTAAAATGATTGATCGTTATTTGTTAACCACCAATAAGCTCGAGACGAATTACTGCTAAAATCATAATATGCACTATTCCAAGTATATTGTGGATCATTTTTAACTATATCTCCACGCATTAAATTACCAATTAAGTCAGGACTTGCTGTGTTTCTCCTAGTTCCTACTGCATAATAATAACCTACTTTATCTCCTATTTGTGCCGTATCAATATCACTTGTTAACTCAAAAAATAAAATATTGTTTAATAAATTAGAATTATTTCCACTTGCTTCGTCTTTATAATACATTCTGTCGTTTGTAAATTCGCTATTAATGTAAATTCCAACATCTTTGTTATTTGCTTTAATCAATGGACTTGCGCTTGTTGAAGTAAACGTTTTAACGCTTCCTCCACCACCTACACTAGCTACTAAATCATCGACATATTTTTTATTCGTAAATTGATCGTCTTGTGTTGGAGCTGTTGTACTTGATTGTTTTGGTATTGTAAAGAATGTTTTTGCACCATAAATTGATTGTGAGCTTTGTGATAAAATATTGCCACTATAGCTTATGTGAATTGCTACGTTTGGTGTTTGACCTTCAACTTTTTGTGCTGTAAAATTTCCAACTATGATATCGGTATCTGTTATGCCTAAAAATGTCGCAAATCTTTCTGTATCTTGTGCGTCATCATACGTCTTATAAATATTTATATACACAGGCTTCATATATTCTTGCTTTCTTGTACTTGTTTCCTCGCCTTTATAATAAAAGTTTTGATTATAGCTATCATAGAACGTGTATATGCCCGTTTCTTTGCCTTTGAATATAAATGGGGCTGAAGTACTTGTTAATGACGTATATGGCTTAAATTTAGCGTAATCGCTTAAATCTACTTGTGGCACATCTGCACTAATGACATCATTCTCTATCGTTATATTATCGCCTGCTGTGTATTGTACGTATCCATCACGTCCGTTTGTTCCATTTGTTCCATCTCGCCCTGGTATTCCTTGTTCACCTTGTAATCCTCTTTCACCTTGTATACCTTGAATACCTTGATCGCCTTTATCACCCTTTTCACCACGTTCGCCTTGTGCTCCTGTTGCTCCTGTATCACCTTTATCGCCTTTGTCACCTTTAAAATAACCACTATCAACTTTATCTTGTAAATCATCTAATGCTTCATCTATTTCATTTAATTTTGTATTTGCTGCATCTATCCATTGAGGATATTCATCTGGTTGTTCTATTTCTGCATTAATACTTGGATTAACTATTACAAAAAATTCATTGCTTTTAAATATAGGTATTTCATTTTCATTTGTTCCTTCTGTTATTACTAATTGTAAATCCAATTTTCCTACTTTTGTAATAACTGATTTAATAGGCAATTCATACGTATCATTTACTTTAGTTAACATTATATATGATTTTGTATTATTTCTATTTAACTCTAGCCTTGCCGTTCCATTTACAAATTCATCAATAAAAGAAAAAACCAACTTTTCTTGTAGGTTTTCTCCATCATTTCCTATTACGCTTTTTGATAAATAAACTTTTCTTGTTTTTTTCTCTATTTTTGCAGTTATATTTTCCATATCATATCACATCCTTTCTATTTATTCATCTACTTCAAATAATTTTCCAGCTACTAAATATGTTGAAATAATTCCAGCTACACCAATGATCGTTTTGGAAATGGCATCCAATTGCCATCCCCATATTGGGCTTAATATCAAAATTAAAGCATTTATCATATTTAATCCATTAACAACATATTTTGATATTTTTTTCACTTTTTCCATATTTATCTCCTTTTAATCAGTAGTTTTTGTGTACTCTAGTATTGCTATTGCACCATATCCACGCGATGTATCCATTTGCTGCCTCATAGTTGATCCTATCCATGACACAACACTTGATTTTGTTGCTTGCCAACCACAACTCCATGCCAATATATTTGTTGAACTATCAGGGTATACCATGCTTAATGGCACAAAGTTTCCACTTGTTCTGTAAAGTATACAACTTGATGTAGGCAATATTTCATCTATATTTGATATTCCATGTGCATAACTTGTTTCTAATGCGTCAGTTCTTGGATTAAATGTAATTACTTTTCTATATATTGGTTTTCCGTTTATCCATGTTCCAATTATTATTTCGTTTTTTAAATAAAGATCATAATTTTTTGTTTCTTGATATGGTGCATAACTTGTTGCAGTACTTCCCTCTTCTATTTGACATTCTAAATTTTGCAAATCAGAATCAGTAAAATTTGTATTGTCTTCTTTTCTAATTTTTATACATAAATATTTAATGTTGCTCCCTGTTGTTATAACACTTGAAGTTAAATATGCTGTGCTATCTATGGTTTCTTTGTTATTGTTACAATATATTAACGCAAATTCATATCCACTATTTATGCTTACAGAATATGTTTTGTTAGGTATCATTTCTATAAATATTGGAAATGAAGTTACTCTACTTAATGAATCAGTAAATGTTGGAATCTGACCAACGGAAAAATGTGAAATATCGCCCAAATTTACATTCGGCAAAATATTTTTGCTTCTTATACTATCAACAATTATGTTTCCCATTGGTTCATCCCCATCAAAGACATCTTCAACATTATTTTGTAATAAATTAAGATTTGATGCTCTTACAGGAGTTGTTGTACTTGGCAAATCTTGAAAATTAATTTTTTGCATTTTTAATCACTTCCATTTCTTTTTTTAGCTTTTCTATTTCTTCTTGCTGATATTTTATACAGTTTATTAGATCAGGTATTAATTCAATGTAATTTAACGTATATTTCCCATCTTTTTCAATGTTATATACTTGATCTTTATATCCATTTTCTTTTAATACTTTTTCAACCTCTTGTGCTGATAAGCCACGATGTTTTTCATTAGTATCATAATCATATTCAATCGGTGTTAAGTCTTTTATTATATTAATTGATTTTTCTTGCTCGATATTTTTGATATGTTTTTTATATCGTATATCGGATGATGTGTGTGCACCTGTATTATTGAAATATGCACCTAATGTACCATTTGAGCTATATGCATAAAATGTACCCACATCAATTGCACAACGTATATAACCTCCACTCCACATTGTAAAAATTCCATATGAATAAGATGATGATATAACAAGTTCTTGACTTCCTTTTACAAATTTATAATTACAATTTGAAATAGGAATGCTACCTAAACTTCCTCTATTAATATTGGTTGCAGAAAGATTTGTTACATTAATATTATTTGCGTTTATCGTTCCACCACTTATTCTATCTGCACTTAATGTTCCACTTCTAATATTTGAAGCATTTATATTTGTAATTGATACATTGCTTCCGTTTAATGTACCCGTTGTAATTTTACTTGCACTTAATGTACCCGTTGCTATTTTTCCACCATTAATTGTTGTACTTGTATCATTATTAATAGCAGTAATCATTCCACTTATATTTACTTTGTTAGCACTTATCGTTATTTGTTCTGCACTTTGATTAATGCTTGATATAACTTCTTCTTTTCCAACTTTTTGTGATACTACGCTGCTTATTTCACTTGCTGTTTGCGTTATTGATGAGCTTAATGATTGATAGTTTTCCTCGGCATTTTGTTTTGTTTCGTATGTTTGTGACACTTCACTTCTAATACTATTTGCAGTTTGTGTTATGCTTGAGCTAACTGTCTGCAATTCATTCTTTGTTGCATATTCTCCTGATACTTCTGTTCTTATATTGTTGGCAGTTTGGCTTAATTCGCTTCGCGTTGCAAATTGGCTTGTATAAATATTACTTGCCATTGCTCTTACCATAATATATCCATAGTTATATCCTAATAGTCTTATTTCATAATTTCCTGTTGATAAATAAAATTCCTCTGGCGTAGGAAATGGTCTTGTTTCTATTATTGGGCTTGATTTAACTACAACTGAACCATCAGCAGCATATTCGCAATTTTTAGTTATTTGCACTGTTTCGCTGTCATAATCAAAATAAAACTCATCATATGTATTTTCATCATAGAAAAGCAAATCATCAAATATTTCATAATCAAATATTTCATTTGTGCTTGTATTTGTAAATCTTATTGTTCTTACAGGCATATATAATGTTTCGCTAGGATATAAATTAGCTCTTGGATATAAATAAGATATGTTTGTTAATGTTGGATGCACTTTAATCATTATTGGTTGTGATTCATTTATGTTATCTAAATTAATAATGGCATATGTGCTTTCGCCACTTGTTGTTATATCAGCAATATCTTGGATCTTACTATTAATCTCGCCAACGCTTTGAGTTAATACTGATATTTGACCTGTGTTATTAGATACTTCTGTTACTAATGAATCATAACCTTGAATTACGCTTGTTTGCAAAGTTCCTGTTTTTATAAAATCAGCAACTATTTGACCATCCATTGTCATTGCAAGCCCATAAGTTCCATTAATTCCTGTACTTGAATATCCTAATCCGTTTATATTCCATCGCCATACTCTAACTGCTTGACTAGGATCTGGATTATCCATTATGTATAATTCCTCATTTGTTTTGTATACATAACCACCCATTGCTTGCGTTATCAAATTTGTGGCATTGTTTTGTGCATCAGCAAGAATTGATGCTGGATTTATTCTTTCTAAATCAAATTGATAGGTATTCATTTGTGTTGCATAACTAGGTTGAAAAGTACCAATTTCAAATTGATCTATTCTATCTGTTAATGGATTATACTTTGTTTTAATTACACGTGTAGTATAATTTAAACCAAATATTTCAGCGTGTATTGTGTCGCCTAGCTCTACTCTTTCCAAATTTGAATATTGCTTGTATTCCTCGGTTTTACTTAATTCTAGCCAATTTACTTTAATATTAATTTTTGGTTCATTAACCCCTTTTTCATATAATTTCTCGGTTGCGGCTCTTAATGCATCGTATGCATCATTTATATCGTGATATGCTTCGCTATCTTCAGGATCGTATTTTATTTCACTAAATTCAAATATGCCTATTTTAGGATATGGATAATCAGCAATGTTATCAGCATCAATGTATTTTTCTGGCAACAATAATCCATCAAAACCTATTGGCATTATTCTTGTATACATTTCATTTGTATCAATTGTTAAATTAATTCCTGTAATGTTTTTCCCATATAGTAGTTTTTCGCCTCTATCTGCTCCTACACGTGCATTTAAAGCGATGTTCCAATTGTTTCTTTTAATTTCAATGCCAAACAAATTAACCATTGAATTTTTTTGCGATCCTAATATTACATCTACTAAATTTTTTCTTACATATCTACCTGTTTTTTGAAGTGAAACATCTGAAGTTGTTGTAAATGGCAATTGATAATTAGCTCTTGTTAATATCCAATCTAGAAATGGTTTTGGGCTTAAGTTTTGTGGATATATATCCTCTGCCAAATCTGTTAATAGTAAATAAAAAAGATGACTACAATTAATCGTCATCTTTTCGTATGTTTTTACTACGTTTTTTATTATGAAACATTGTTGTGTTCCATCTGATACTTTGCATTTTACAATTCTTTCTTCTATCAATTCATTACTTAATACTTCATTTAGAGGGTAGTCAAATTCAAGCGAATATTCCCCATTTAATTCTTCCGTTACGTATGCACTTAATACATTATTTAGGTATCCTAAACCATTTCTGCTAAAATCCGTTGTGCCTTTTTCATATAATATCATAAATACCTCCTAAATAAATGTTTTTGAGTATTCAATTGTAATGCTTGTTATATCTCCACTTTTAATTATTGAGTTTGTTCCATTTACAACATAAGGAAACTCACCACTCATATTATTTGATTGATTTATACCATTTTTTGTTATTACTTTTGCTTCACAATCTAATATGTAAGTTCCATCTGCATCATATATTGTAAACGGCATATTGTTTACATTAATTGTTATTGTTCCTGTTCCTGTAATCGTTATAATAGGAAATGCCTTGGTATAAGTATCACTTGTAAATGAATTAATTTCCAATGCATCTATTGTTGTTGGTGTTATTGCAAGGGCAATTGGCTGCAATGTAAATTGAACAATAAATTTTCTAAAATTTGTTATTTTTTCAAATGAAATAGCATTTGATATAAATCCTCTATATTTTTTTTCATTATCTACTTGCAACTCGCCATATCCGTCTAGCCATTCTCTTATTTCGTTCATGTCGGCAACATCTGTATTCAAATGACATTTTATGCTTAATAACAATGCATCATATGTTTTGTTATCAATTGCAAGATATCCACTTCTGCCTGGTATTTCGTATCTTGTATATGAATGATTTGGCTTATTTGGAATTGGCGTTTCTTCAATTATTATTCCCATTGAATTAAATGAAACACCTTTCCATTTATAATTATTATTCATTCTATACACCACCTTTTGCTAATGCACTATTTCTACGATAAAATTCAAGCTCTTCAGCAAGTTGTTGGATATCTGTTTCTCTATTATTATAAAATTTATCGATCATAATATATAGTGGATTTGTGTTAGCTGTTGGATTAATCGTAGGATTAACTGATGAATCAACACCACTTGTTAGGCTTCTCATTGCATTTTCAACTTCTGGTATAGTATCTTCAATACCTTCAGCTAAACCTAAACCTAAATTCTTTCCTACTTCATCACGCATAACTGTTGATGGTGAATGAATACCAAAAATAGACTTTATTCCATTTAATACTGTTTTTCCAAATCCTTTAATTTTATCCATGATCCATCCTGCAACATTAGAAATACCATTCCAAATGCCTTTAACCAAATTAGTTCCAATTTCTACTGATATTTTAAAGCCTTCAGCTAATTTATTTACTACTTTTTTTGCTAAATCAGCAGCTCCTACAACTACTTTTCCTGTTGTTTGAATAATACCTTTTCCTAATTCACCAACCAAATTAATTCCTAATTTTAAAATTTGTGGCAAGCTTGATATTATTGTCTTACTAATTTCCTTTATGCATGATAAAACTGCAGGAATTAATACATCAATGTTATTGATAATTCCTTTTGCTAACGCTAATAATATTTGTAAACCTATTTGAATTAATTTTGGCAAATTATTTGTTACAAATAAAATAATGTTTTCAACTAATACATCTATTGTCTTTTGTAATTCTTCCGTATTGCCAGAAACTAATGCCAAAATACTATCTATCATACTTGTAATTGCTGATAATAATTGAGGTGCTAAATCTAAAAGCAATCGTGCAACTTCTGGAATTAAATCTTTCAATAATTGTGCAATACCATTTAATAATTGAGGTGCAAGTTTTTGAATTACTTTGCTTATATTTCCCATAAATGTTGTAAGGGCTGATGCAAAATCCTTTGCACTTCCACTTCCATTTAAAAAGTTGTCCCATGCAGCTTTCATTTGCCCAACACTACCACTTATTGTTTGTCCTAATTGCTTGCTTGCTGTTCCTGCTACACCAACCATTTTTGTATAATCAACTAATGCTTGTTGCATATCAGCATAATTGCCCATTTGATAGTGTGTTGCATTTCCTTGAGCTCTATTCCATGCGTTGACTTTATCTATTACTTCTTGCATACCTTGGCGGCTTCCTTTGATACCCAGGCGAAGATTATCGATCATAGTAAAGTTACCACGCATAACGGCTGCGAATGCATTTTGTACTGCGTCTTGATTAGCTCCTGTTGCTGCCACAATATCGGCTTGTGCTACTAAAATGTCATTTGATAGTTGTGCTGCACGTTTACTATCGCCACCTAAAGCTTCTCTTAAACCTACGGCATAAGTATTTACTTGATCATAATATTGTGCTGCACTTATTCCCATTGTTTTATATGCTTTTGATGCATTTTGTTCAACAATATTAAAGCTTTCGCCAAATAATCTTTCGCTACCTTTTTGTGCTTTTTCTAAATCAGCAAAACTTTTTACTCCTGCTGCTACTACACCTGTCAATGCTCCTGCCAATGCTGTTGTTACTTGTAGCATTTTTTTTGACACATCTACTGCAACTTCGCCAACTTTTTTTAATCCATCTTTTACTTTTGATAAATCTAGCTTGTTTGTGTTAGCTAGTTCTTTGTTCATACCATTTAAGGCATTTTCTGCTTTTGCAATTTCTAAAGACAATTGATTATAATTTGTTTTTTGTTCTTCGGTTAGTTTATTATAATCTCCCATTTGTCTTTGTGCTTCTTTAAGCATATCAAGTCTATATTGTGTTTCAAAAATATTTCTTTTTAGCACTTCATATTTTTGTGCCAAAAGTTCGGTGTTTTTAGGATCTAATTTTAATGCTTGATTTAATGCTTTCAAATCGCCATTTAAGGAATATACCATTTTGTCGGTACTTTTTAATGCATCATTTAATTTTTTTGTAGTTCCACCAATTACAATTGTAATTCCCTTAATTTTTGAACTTGCCATCATATCACTTCCTTTTTCTTATGAATACTAAAAAAACTACCCTTACGGATAGTCTTTGTACTACCCACAAGAGTAGTATTTATTATTGAGATATACTTGTTTCGTATACAGTTGAAAAGAAAGCGTTATATGCTGCTGTATTATCGTCTGTTTTTTCCAATACTGCTCTTACAAGTTTATCACTAGCTCTTGGTGCTACTGTAATATCGACCGTTTCTGTTTGTGGTGTTTTGCTTTCTTCAATTGTTGTGCTTGAATTAGATGGTCTATTTGCAGTTACATTATAATACCAGAACCTTCTATTTGATGTATCTCCATCAATTTGAAAACCTAATGCAAATCCTGTAGTTCCTCTTGTTGCATCTTCTATTAATGCACCATTTGCATCTTTAATTTCATTAAGAATTTTTGTTCTAAAATCCTCATTTAATAAAGCCATTTCAAGTGATCCTGTATATCCTTGGTTAGCTGCAACATTATAATATTTAATGTTATCTGCGTAGAAATCGGTTTCATCGCCAGCTCTATCAAGTGTTATGCTTACTGCACCTGGAATTGTAAATATTGTTCCATATGTATATCCTGTTGACTCTGCTGCAGTAATTGGTGCAATGTGTACTTCACTTAAACCAAACTTTACTTTATTTGCCATAATCTACCTCCTATATTTCGTAATAATTATGATATATTTTTTCATCATCATCCCATAGTTCGTCTCCTACATCATATGGGATATTATTTGTAGTTAATAATTCCTCGATAGCTTGTTGCAACGCAACATTTTTCTTTTCTGTAATTAGTTCAATTTCAAAATTGTATGGTCTATAATATGTTACGCCATCAGCTTTAAAAGTATCGGAGCTTATTTCTCTATAGACAACAAATGGAATAGATACCTCTTTATTTGATACAAAATGATCGTATGCTACGGGTATATTTAGTGTCTTTAATAAATCATAAATTTGCTTATGCATATTAACCTCCATTTTTGATTATTTTTTCCACATCAGTTTCATATTGCTTAACGTACTTTTCCTCTATTGGTTTTATATGAACAAATGCACGCGTTCTGCCACCATTTCTAGTTACGTGCCCTTTTTCCAATAAATGAGTTAGTTGCCAATTGGTTGCATTCCAAACTGTGCAACTTATTTCTCCTCTACCTTTTTGTGTATTTACACGCCAACCCTTATTATATTTTCCTGTACGTATTTTATATGTTCCTTTTGTGTTTTTTAAATCATTTGCAGCTTGTTTTGCTATATTTTGGGCTTCTGCTTGAATACTTTCCTGAATATCCAAAGAATATTCATTCAATATATCGTTTACATCTAAAATAGAGTTAGCCATTAATTCCCATCTTTCTAGCACATACCAAAACAATATCAAATTTATTTTTAGGATCTATGGTTCTTATAACCAAATATCTTGTATTATTCCAATTGAGTTCTTGTTGTCCGTCATAGTCTAGTCTTTTCATAACAAACTCTACACTTGGTGTTAAGCCTGTTTCAACTGCACTATAATATTCATTTGTTCTAACACTTTGTCTTTTAGCGTAGCGTTTAGTTAATGTAAAAGAAGAGGTTGTGACATTACCTATCTCATCCTCTTCTTGAACTTTATTAACCAAATAAATTATTTCACTATACTCCATTTGAAACCTCGATATATTCGGTTGTATGTCTTAACGCATCTTTTTGATATAAATACGAATTAGCATATAATTCACTATTTACTACATCTAAAAAGCTTAATGCATACGTTATTATTGCCGTTTCTATTAAACTATCGGGATTATCAACTAAAGCATTGACTATGCCAACACTTTTCAAATCTAATTTTGCAGCATCTATCCACATTTGAATTGTTGCATCAAACTCATTATGTGTTATGCCTTGTATTTTTTTTAATTTTTCTAGCATAGTCTTCCTCCTATATTATTAATTATGCACTTACACTTGGTTTTGCAATTAGACAGAATGCTTTATCTGCTACTGCATTCATACCAACATAACGGCGACCTAAAATACGAATTAAATCATATTCCATAACTGTTTTGTCATCGTATTTCATTTCAGTTCCTTCACCATTAGGGAAGTTAAGTAATGCACCATTGTTGAAATCTCCAACAATTGCATATACACCATTAGCACTTGCTGTACTATATGCTGGTAGTGAATTATTGAATACAACTTTTAATCCTTCAAATGGATCAATTGCATAATTACCATTGTATTGTGCTTCTTTAAATGCAGCATATGTTAGTTTATTCATAACAATAATTGGATTTGTTGCTTCATCACTTAAATTAGCAATTGCTTCTGCAATTACACCTAATCCAGGTGCTTTGCTTATCTTATTAGCTGATACTTTATCATATACGCCTGTTGATTCATTTGCACTTAATGATTGAGGCAATGCTTTAATAATTCCTACTAATTCATCAGCACATTTCTTTGCAATTCTATAAGTAATTTCATCATAGATATAACGTAAGAATTCTTCTCCTCTCATATCTAATACTTCATCACTTATTGAAATCCATTTTTTAATAGATTTTGCAGGCAATTCTACAACACCTAATACTAATGATTCTTCGCTTACTGCACCATTTCCTTCAGTATGAACTGTTGCACCATCAGCACTTACTTCAAATTGAACTTTTAGATTCCCTTTAACTGATACTGTCTTAACATATTGGATTAATTCTTCTCTTTCCCAAGCTGTTTTAACAATGTCATATACCATATCTGGTACTTCAACTGTTGCACTATTTCCTGTTGCATATCCTCCTGTAGTTATCAATGCACGTAATTCTTTGTCATCATTTGTTTTGATATATTCAGCAAATGCATTGATATATTCTTTTGAATTTCTAAATTCTTTGTTGTTTTCCATTTCTTTTTCCTCCTTAACAACTTCTTTTACAGCAACACTTTTTGTTTCCATTTCTTTTGCTGCTGCTTCATTTGCAATGTGCTCGTCAATTTTTCTTTCTTCTTCATTTAAAGTACTTA